TGTAGGTCGCAGAGTCAGCACCTAAAAACGTACCAGTATAATTTGTGCCGAGAGGCTCAGAAACATACGAAGATACATAACTAATTGCCTGTGTTCTTGCGAATTCACCAGTATAATTTGCTGATGCTGTACCTGTGTATCCAGTAGAATAAGGCGCATCAGTTGGCCCTGCATAAACAGCTTCATAACTTAGCACAGGACCAGCAGAAACTTGCAATGATCCTGCATTATTCCATAATTGCCCTACGACCAAATCAGAATCCACTGTAGGCAAGTTGTTTATTATCACAACGTTGGTAGCACCAGCACTGTTAATAATGTTAAGACCACCAGTCTGTGTGTCAATAAATGCGTTTGATCCATCATGGAAAATCGCAGTATCACTGTCAGCACCAAAAGTAAGTTTACCGGTATCACTAGGGACTGCAACAGCTCCTGAACTAGGATTAATAGCCAAAGCAGTACTAACTTTGACTGGTTGCCCACCTGATGTTCCAGGGCTGTACATAGGATAATAAGTAGCGCCATCGGTGATAGCAGAAACAATAACGTTAGTAGCGGTTGTTGCAGTTACGGCGTCTACTAGAGTTAAAGCGGATCCATTACCAGAAAAGTTTGATGCTGATAATGTTTCGCTTGTTGCGTTATAGGTGACACCCGAGTGTGTGTTCACACTGTCTTCACCAGTCGCATCCGCTCGCATCATGATATAATTAACAACACCCGTGGCGTTAGACGCTTCGGTGTTCTTAGCGAATCTAGCCCAACCATCTAAGTGCGTACCACCAGTTATATAATTACCCGCGGGATTATACTGTAAAGCATCATCTGTATTTGCACTATCAAAACCAGTAGCAGCTTCTCGAAAAATAATATAATGGTTGTCAATTGAAGTTGTTGTAACTGTGTTTAATTCGTTTGCTCTAACGTTATCTGCTACAACATTGGTTAAAAGAGAACCATCGCCTCGGAAAAAGCCAGCGTCTAGAATATCGGTTGTAGGATTATAGAATAACTGCCCATCAGCTTCAACACTATCGATAGCATCAAACGCCTGTGACATAAGTAAGTAGTGGTTTGCGTCGGTAGTAGCTTGTACGTTTTGTTGTTCTTTTGAGTATCTAGAAAATAAAGAGAAGCGCGAATGGTCAGCACTGTCTGCAATCGTAGCAGAGTCAGCAAAGGTAGCATAACCTGCATTGGTAGCGTATCGTGCATGATCAGCAGAATCGGATTTTAAAGCAAACTGAATGTTGGTAATAAACTCACCATCACCAGTCGCTTTACCGTCCCACTGAAGATTGTTGGTACCATCGCCGGTAATATAAACATTGCCTTTAACATAAAGATCACTGTCTATGGTCGTTTCACCCAGAATTCTTAAGCCACAATCGCCACCTCCGAGTGTAGGAGCAGAGTCACGCGCACACATAAGACTGGCGACTAGCCCTGTTTCAGGATCAATGCCCAATAATTCTTCTAACTCGGTTTGGGTTACGATTTCACAGATGTCGGGAATGGTACACACTCCATCTGTGAGAGCACCAGTAATCTCAAGGTCACCGGTGATCTTGGATCCTGTAAGCGTATCATCAATATTCTGATTAGCTAAATCCCTGATAGACTGTAGAGTCGATCTTTTAGTAATCAGCCCACTGACATCATTGACAATAACTTCGTCTAATAAATCAGGATTGAACAACACTAGTTGCGATATTTTTACTTCTGCCATGATCCTATAATCTCGGTTTTATTTGTTTATTTATATGACTTTAGCTTATTGTTATAACAACTTCGCCGACTTCCGAAGATCCGCCCAAAGGTGATACTCTGTAGAAGAAAGTGTCTGTGCCTGTAAATGCTGCGTTAGGAGTATATCTGAATAATCCAGTACTACCGTTTAATATGGTGACAGTTCCATTTGAAGGATCACCACCAGCAGAAACAACAAAAGTCAGATCGTTGCTTGACCAGTTGTCGTTTGTAGCCACGTTGAAGTCCACGAAACTGTTTACAGAACATACTATATTGTCGCCTACTGTATCAACAGATCCTTCTACGTCGATAGAGATAGGATAAGTTCTGATCCCCCAATCACCTCCGACTAAAATGTTGAATGAGTCTAATCCATTATAGTCATCTGCGGGATAATAATACCAGGTGCCGTTCGCTTGAATTACACCATCTACCATAGTCATCGAGCTTCCCAGTGAAGCGGTTGCTGTACCGTGTAGAGGTGATGTTGCTGTTATAGAGGTGACAGCAGAAGGAACATTCTTTACTATAAACGGAACGCCTGTTGCTAGACCATCTTCTACTGCAAGCCCGCTTAACGGAGTGGCTGCAAAGGCACTGTCAGTACACACCTTAGAGAATAGTTCTGAGCCATCCATGCTAAGAAATTGTACACAAGCTTCTGAAATAATAGCTGTATTAGTAGACACACCTTTATAGAGATTGATCTTCATCTCAAAATCTAGCGTATAAATGATAGTGCGCCGTGATTCAAGAGGCGCTTCGAAATCATCTGAAAACGTTACGCCCGTCATAGTGATAGGTGTATCTTCTTTTATATCAAATCCATCAAGTGGTTTTACAGTTACCGTATAGTTCGGTGTAAAGAAAGGCATAATTTGCTCGACGATTTGTAATGAATCGTCTTGAGTTTTTGCCATGATGTTTAACTGAAACGCAACAGTATATGGCACTGGTGTGTATAGCTTAGTACCACCGCCGCTCCAGTTTGTAGGATAAGAAATGCAGTTATTCATCTTGGGCAATTGTCGAGCAGCATCATAAGTCAACGCTACAATTTCAAAAGACATTCTAGGCAGTTTTAATGCAATCTGCCTTTCTGCATCCTCGCCATTGTTCATAGCGTCTATACGCGCTAGAAAGTCTCGTTTCGGTGCGTAAGATAGAGGCACCTTAACTTGAGACAATGTTGATCCATCAGACGCTTTTCGTACCACACGGATATTGTTGAATAAAGATCCAAAAACTGCTACCGCTTTACGAATTCTCTGATGGTAAAAATGATCACCTAGCATTATGGATCTCCGAACGGATTAGATTCACTAAAGTCAATGAAATCTATATCTCCGCCTTGTGATGTAAGATTAAAGTCGTCGTTCATAGCGCCGTCTTGAAGATCTTCACCTACTAGAGATGGAGTGCCTGTGGCTAAAGACTCTGCTCCTGTTATTAACCCGGTCGTGGTCCAGTCATGATATTCACCATCAGACGCACCGCCGGTGTGTGCTATGTAAAGCACAACATCATCGCCCGAGGCATCTATATTAACAACCTCACCTGTCAATGTATAAGCACCGTTGTTTTGAGTAATGTTTTCGTACTCAAATGTTCCTGTAACATTAGACATGGTAAGCTTAGTTTGATAGGCATGAAAGCCTTCAACATTATCAATAGAATCTACACCTGTATCAAAATCTTCGTCATTGTACTCGAACAATTCAGCACGAATCTTAAACACAGGTAGATCTTTAATTTGATAGAAAGGTGATTCGTCTTCAACCTTTGTAATTTCAAATATAGAATTTGAAAGTGGAAGAGAAATCAGATCTCCTTCACGCGGGCGATAGAATGGCTTGTCAGCAGTAGATTCGTACTGTGCTACTTGGTTCAACCAACGTCTGCGTGATACAATGAAAGTTGCGGCATCACGAATCTCTACTCCAAACTTACTGAATAGATCTCCTTCGCCGTCAAAGCCTTCGGTGTTTTCAATATACATTTCGATCTTATAAGCATCGTCAAAGCGAGATACATTATCGTCTTGAAATATAGTGTCTTTATTAACGATTTCACGAGGCATATAATAAACATCTTGCCCATACATCTTCAAAGACTCAATAATCAAGTCTTCGTAAAGATTCTGTTCGGACGTTCGCCCTTGTGTAAAATAGAGATTAGTTGTCATGCATTAACCCATGAAGAAATCTGGTGGAAATTCATTTTCATTACGCATTTTTTCTTCAAGTCGTTCTAACTCAGCGGTCGCGTCTTG